GGCGTGGGTGAGGCGGTTGAAGGCCTCTATTTCGGTGTAGCTGATCGGGTTCGGAGCCATGCCGACCTGACGGGTGAGCGACAGGCTGACGAAGGCTTCGAACAGATGCGCCAGCGCCGGGGGGCAGTCAGGGAGAACCCGGCGCTGGGCATGGGTGGCCTCTGCAAACTGGATTAGCTGGTCTGCGAGGCCTTCAAGAAATTTCCCCGGTCGGCCACGAAGGCATCAGCCTGATCACGGATCCAGCGAACGCCGGGGTTCAGGAACAGCTTCATCGCGTTCTCGACTGAGAAGTCAGCCGGATCGTTGGAGTCCGTCCCGTCGATCCAGCCCTCGGGAATTCCCTGCCAGCCGGTAACCAGGCGGGCGAGGCTTTCACAGCCGCGACGGTCGGCATCGGTCACGCTGACCTTGGAGCCCTTTGACAGACTGTCCATGGCGCGCTGACGGGCGGCGGTTTCAGCCTTGATGAAGGCGTCCGAGTCCCGGCCAAGCAGGGTGATGGTGACGGGGTCTCCACCATCGGTCTCGAGCGGGATGCGATCGATGGGGTGAAGGACCGTCATGACCGCGCCGGAGTTGGCAGCCGGGGCGAAGTTCAGCGATGCCAGGTTCATGGCAGGCTCCTAAAAAGTGCGGGGGAGCGACCCCACGCATAGAGTTGAGGGGGTGTTGTTGTTGGGCGTCGGTTAGCTGACGGCCTCGGACGGGTCTTCGTAGACCGGGGTGTCGATCACGCAGTTGATGGCGCGCATGTTGACGGCGCCGGTCTGACCGCTGTTCTTCTTGGCCGACAGGACGCGAACGCCGATGTAGACGGTCGAGTCGGTGTCGTTGGCATCCGCGCCGTCCGCGTCGACGATCTTCAGCGGATAGAGCGAGTTCGTACCGGCCGCCGTGATCGCAGCCAGTTGGCCAGTGTCCAGCGGGTCGTTGGCACAGTTGATGGTGATGCCGCCAGGGTTCCGGGCGCCCTTGAGTTGGCGGGTCAGGCCAGTGGCCAGCGGGGTGAAGTTCACCGTCGCGGCTTCGGTGCCGAACTCGCCAACGCTTTCGACGTTGCCAATCTCGGTCCAGGTCATCGAGACGTAACCGGAGGGGTCACGCGCAGTCTCAGAAACGGCCGGCGCGATATAGACGCGCGTACCGATGCCTCCAGCAATAGCCATGGGAGGGCTCCTTTCGATGTTTGAATGAAGCCGGAGCCCATCTCGGCTTAGGGCGCCCTCTCAGACCTAAACGGCCTGCCAGGGGATGGTGACGGGAACCGTGACCCGGTCGGGCTCGGTGATCGGAGAGGACGGGAAGGCCCTTCCGCTGATGGTGACCTTGGTGCCGTTCTCGACGAGGGCGAGGGCCTTGGGGAAGTGGGCCTTGATCTGGTCAGCGATCCGAACCGGGGCCAGTACGCCGTCTTGGCGAGGCCAGTTCACGGTGATCTGCAGCAGGCCCTGATGCATGGTGCCGCTGGTCAGGCCTTCCCATGCGGGACGGTTCAGGAAGACGTCGGCCCGGAGGTATTTGCCATCCGCCGGGGGATCATAGGTCTTGCCCGGCTCGGGGAAGGTGATCGGGAGCGCAGGGCTTCCGACTGAAAGGGTTTCGCACCGCAGGAACAGCGCCCGGATGATGTCGGCATCTTCGGCCATGGTCAGGCTCCTGCTCTTGCCTTGGCCTCGGTTGCGACCTGACCAACGATCTGCGGCCATTGCTGTGCTGCCAGAGCAACCCACCGGTCCCCGGGCTGGCCACGGGAGCCGTATTCGCGCGGGATGGCGTAGTTCGCGGTGTAGACCACCGAGATCGTGTCTGTGAGGTCAGCCCCGGCGATCACAAGGCTGATCGGCCCTGCGTCGTATGAGGCCCTGGTCATGCCTTCCGGTGCCGTGGTCTGGGCCGGGAGATTTTCGCCGATCACCCCCACCAGTGACGCCCGCAGAAAACCGGTGTCGACCCGCAGGTTGCCCCCTGCCCCGCGCGGCGTTTGCATGACCGCAACGGTGCGCTGAGCGCTTTCCTTGTGGACCGCTGACATGCGTTCCTTGGTTTGGCGGGTCCAGGCATCGACCTTGGCGCTAAATGGCCCCGGCATCAGCGGATGTTCGCCAGAAAGTCGATGCGCGTCTCGACCGTGCACCGGCAGCCGATGGTCTCCGAGGCCGGGGCCCCTTGGCTTGTGTCGCCGGGATAGAGCATCCGGGATCCTGACGATGTGACGAACGGCTCTCTCAGGCCCGCCGTGTCGGCATTGAGCGAGCGGTGCGTGTCCCTGACCCGGGCGTCTGATGCGGTGCGCCAGACCCTGCGAACGTCGGTCTCTGCCACCTCGCCCCGATCAACGGCCTGCAGCACAGCTTCATGCTGGCCCGAATGGATGGCCGTCATGGCCTCCGTGCGCCCGATCACCTCGCCCCGAAGCTGCAACAGCCGGCGCTCATAGGCGGTCATGGCCTTGTTTATGGTCTCGGCCGGGACTGGCTTGCCCTCTCTGAGCGCCTTCGCGATCGTCCGGTCGAACCGCTTGTCCCTCCGCTTGCGTGTCAGATACTCGCTGAGGGCACCGGGATCACCACTGGCCAGTTCGGCCCGGGCGGCGGCTACAGCGCGCTCCTGCGGCGAAGACAGGCCCAGAACACCTCCCTCACGCTTGCCAGTGACCCGGCTGATGCGTCCGACGATGTCCAACGCGACCCGCTTGGGGTTCCGCCCCTCCCGCATGCCCTCGGTGAGGACCGTGCGGACGGCTTGCCTCTGGTCCCGAACAATCCGGGTGATCAGGTCCGATGAATGGTCACGAAGCCATGCCTCGGCCCTGAGGTTCCTGCCATCGAACCGAACGACCAGCGCCGTCCCGTCCGGCTTGCGGGCCGGGAACAGACCCGCTTGCGTTCGCCCCCCCTCCAGATAGCCCTGACGGACCTGTTCCAGCATGCGATCGAACGATGCCGGATCGAGCCTCAGGGCCTCGATTGCCCCCTCTACGTCCCCAGCCTCAATGGCTGCGGTGATGCGCTTGATTTCAGCCAGGCTCTTGAGGTCGTCGACTGCCGCGATGAACGCATCTGCGATCAATGGCCCATAGCGATCCGCCAGCTCTTGCCAGAGCCGGGCCTGATTCCGGGTTGTGGGCATGCTCTATCGCTCGAAAGCGCTGATCTGGTGCCCGACCACTTCGGCGTTCAGGTCGAGACAGGCATCAAGAAGGTCGTGGGCCTCACGCCTGATCCGTTCCGCAGCCTCGGTGTCGCCGCGAAGCACAGCCGCCGCATAGGTCGACTGCTTGGCGTTCAGTTCCTTCCATGTCGCCAGCGAGAGGATCGCCGGGTGAATGGATGCGCGGGCCGGATCATCGGTCATCGCCTGCACTGTGCCTCATACATGACCACGACGCCAGCGGGGGCAATGGGCTTGATGCCGTTCCCCTTGTCCGGGGCCACGATCTCATGGGGAATGCCACCGATGACGATCTTGTCGGACGGCTTCGGCTCAATCGCCAGCCCGCCCGCTGCGATCAAGACTTTTTTGTCGGTCGAGAGGACGCGAACCCCATCGCGCTCATGAAGCGAATAATCGGTCACGACCAGAGTGCAGGGAGTGTCAGGGCTAGTCGCCGTCCCCGTCGAAGGATCAAACGCATCCCCGCCCGTCACCGTCTTGCGCCGGATTGCTCCGACCTGGCCGAAGTTGGCGATCAGCCGGTCTGCCGTGGCACGGGAGCGGAGATAGTCGAAGGTCATGAGCGGACCGCGGCCCCGACCAGAGGGTTGCTGCCGCCCGCCAGAAGGCCCCCAACCAGATCGCTGACGATCAGCAGGACGGGACGGGCCATCTCTGCCTGATTGGGAACCGAGGCGTATTCTACCGCCAAGGGCCCAACTCGCTCGCTCTTGACCCGGGCCGTCAGGTCAACTGCCGGCGCCATGATACCGGGCGTGACGACCTCAGCCGCCGCGATATGGCAGCATGCCTGAATGATCTCGACCGGGATTTCATCGCTCGGGACCGTATTTCCTTCGCGGTCCTCCACGTCGGCGCGCGGCCACGCCAGAGACTGCGACCGGCCTGACGTCCGATACCCCTTCCAGTTGAAAGCCGACGACAGATAGGCCGTGGCCCTTCGGATGGCGGCCTCTCGCGTATCGGCAGGGCTTTCCACCGATGCGGTCCAGCCGGTCAGGCCCTGGGCTTCGCAGTAGGTGTCACAGTCCGCGACCGAGACAAATGCGTCGGCAGAGGCTGCGCCGGGGGTGACGATCAGGGCCATGTCAGTCCTCAGATTTCGCCGTCTGCGATGGGTTCGATGATGTGGGATCGTCGCGCGATCTCAGCGACATATGCAGGGAGCATGGTGCGTCCGATGGGGGCTTTCGCGTCCAGTCGGCACCCATCGGAATATGAGCCGTCCGCAAAGAAGCCGACCACGAAGAACCCGACCAGTTCGCCCTCAAACTCAGCAATCATTCGGGCGTGTTGAACGATCAGGCCCTTGTAGTTCTCGCCGTCATCACGATTGGCGCGGTTGAGGATGCGGACTTCGGCGCCGCCGCGCTTCAGCCTGATCTTTCCGATCCGGGCAGCACCCATATCAGCCCGCTTCAGCCAGCGCCCGCGCCTCGTCACGCATCTGCAGGAGTTCGGCGGGGCCTTCGTCAGCCCACTGGACTCCAAGAGCGCTCAAGTCGGCGTGGATCTCTCGCAGGGTCAGACCCGAGGCCTCCGCCTGGGGATTGTCGAGCGGGTCGACAGACGAGACTCGTCGCGCCAACTCCGCCTCGATGGCCTCTTTCGCCATGACCTTGTTCAGGACAGGCGTCGGGCTCACCGAAGAGGCAAGGCCGCGCAGCGTCAGTCCACCTTCAACGTCCGGCTTGGACCACGGCAGGTCCGACCAGTCATCAGGGATGACAACGCCTCCGGGATCCTCTTCGGGGCCACGCATGGCAGCAGCGGGCGGCGGCGGGGCCGGGGCAGCGCCAAGCTGCTCGACCGGAATGCCCTTGTTCTCGTAGGCGGCGCGGATGTTCGGCCAATCTCCGACGAGATACACCTTGGACACACCCGAACGGGGCGTGGTGAAAAAACGGGGGTTGGAGTACGCGCGACCCTCGACGAAGTCCGAAGCCTGCTGCGAATAGATGAGCTCGATCGGTTTGGACATCACGTCCTCCTGCGTCCGATGAAATGGGGTGGTCCGGAGGCCAGCATCCCGCCAGCCTCCGTCCCGGATCAGGCTTAACCGATGGCCGCGTCACCGATGGCGATGACGCCGGCGGTGTGCTTGATGTCGGTCGCGACCTTGTCCCAGTTCGAGCCGGTCGCCAGTTCGGCGTCGGTCGGCGACTTGCCGCCGTTGGTCTCGTCCCAGGTATAGCCCTTCAGGCCGAGGCCGAAGGTGTAGTCCACCTGCATAGTGGTCTCGATGCGTTCCTTGCCATTGGAGGTCTCGATGTTCGAGACGATGTCGCCACCATCGAACACCACGGCAGCGCCCTCGACCAGCGACAGCACCTTTTCCTTGTCCAGCGGCGACGCATCTTCGTACAGGGCCGGGGCGTCGGTGACGATCACGGCCTTGTTCAGGATGTCGACCACGGTGACGTTGCCGGCCTGGAAGAGCTGGGTCGAGTTCGTCAGGTTCTGACCGATCAGCTTGTGGTAGACCGAGCCCGTCATGACCTCGGCCACCAGAGAGTTCGAGTGATCACCGAACTTGGCATGCGACTTGTTGATGGTCGCATAGCTGATGCCGACGTCGGGGCTCACGTCGGCGATGCCGTCGTACTTGGCAGCCGACTGGTTGGAGATCGCGGCGACCAGGGCGGCGATGGCGGTGTTGAGCTGATCCTTCAGCATGGCCTCGGCGAAGTTGCGCGAGGCGACCTCGATGCCTTGGGCCGTGGGGCGGTTCAGCCACGTCAACTGCGACGGCTCATAGCGGATCGGGCCGAAGCCGCCAGCCACCTTGACCGACGAACGCTTCAGTTCCGACAGGTCGGTGACCGAGGCGGCGCCGTTGGAGCCGTAGCGATCAACGCGGCGCTGGGCCGAGTGGACGGCGGCGAAGAACGACTCCTGCAGGAAGTCGCCATCGAAGCCGGCCGTGGTCAGACGGATGGCGCCGTTGGAGGCAGCGTTGAACTTCTCGACCATCTGAGCCAGCGTCTCGATGGTCGCGGGCATGATGTATTCGTTGAACACCTTCATTTGCGAAAGCGACATGGGGGTAGTCCTTTTCAGAAGAGATTGGGGTGATTTTCTCGGGGTTTGTGCGGGCTATCCCTTCCCGCGTGGGTCGCTGGCCCTCGTCCCGAGAACCCAGTCGTTTTGCAGGCGCGGACGCCTAGTCCTTCAGGTTGAACTTCGACGCGATGGCCGCTTGGCGTTCTTCCTTGGAGCCGCCGAAGTCGCCCTTCCGGGTTCCGCCGCCGGGGTTGTCATGGGTCTTGCCGGTGCCCGAATGGCCCTCGCCATCAAAGGCGCGCGAGAAGGTTTCGGTCTGGCGCATCTCGGCCACCAAATCCTTGATGCTCATCGGGTCGCCCTTGGCGTTGGAGATGCGGACGTTGCCATCAGCATCGACGACATCAACGGCGAAGCGGCCTTCCTTCTCGACCGTACGGGTGTATTTCAGGACGTGCGGCAGCAGCAGGTCGACCGAGCCCTTGGCTTCAGCGATGGCGGCTGTGGCGCGCTGCTGACGGACCAGATCGTCGACGGTCCCCGTCAGGAACTTGATACGGTCGTCACGCTGGCCGACTTCGCCCTGGTGCTTCTCCAGTAGCTGGGACTTCGCCGCCTCGAACTTGGTGTTGGCGATCTTGTCGGCCTCGGATGCCGGGTCGATCTTCTTGAGCTCTTCCAGCTCGGCAAGCGCGGTGCGGGCCTTGTCCGGGTCGATGTCCTTGTAGCGGACGACGTCGCGCTCGAGGGTTTCGCGGGCGGTGCGCTCCTTGCCCAGGGCCGACTTCAGGCCCGACACGTCTTCGAGGGCATAACCTCCGACCGGCTCAACGGTCAGGACGTACTTGCCTTCTTGCTCGGTGTAGTGGTCGCGCACGGCTTCCGGCGCGTCGTCGATATTATCCAGAACAGCCTTGAGGGCCATGGTGTCATTCCTTCCCGGAAGGTGGTTGTGCGCTTCCCGCGCTGGGTGCCGGCGGGATCACCCCGCCAGCCAGTCCTCGGTCGGTTGACCAAGCAGTTGAGCCGTCCAGCCGCTCATTGAGCGGGCGCGTTCGGCGATCTCAGGCAACGCCTCTTTCCAGCCCTGACGATGAGCCGTGGCGCCGCGCCATTCCTTGGCGTCGAAAAAGTGCTTATCGGCCGCGACGAGCGGGACTCCGCAAAGGATGGCGCGGTCAAATCCCAGATCAATCAAGGCGACCTTGAGAGCGAAGAGGCCCGACGACCCCGAGGCTGTCTGCCCCATAAAGCGGAAGTCGGTTGTTGCGGAGACCGAGGCGAAGATCCGGCTAGGCCTGGGATCATGCTGACTGATGATGCGATCGCAGGACTTATGACCGGCATCAGCCCTCTGCCTCGACCACGCCGCCATCTTCTCAGGATGCAATGTCACCCAGGCATCCAGATCGCCGGGCCATGCCGCCCCGACGTCATTGCATGCGACAGTGCCTTGGGCCTCGGTCAGATCAAGCGCTGCGTCGACGTCCTCCCAGACGCAAGCGGCCCCGCCAAGGACCAAGGCAGTTCTCACCGCCAGTGCTCCTGA